TCGGTTTGGTAAAATCTAATTGTTCTATTTTTATTTGGTTAGCAGGATCGAATACTTCCAAATCATCTATCCCATCACCATCATATCCTTCATCTAAAAAGAATTCTATAGTATCATGACCAATCTCCCAGATCAATTCTTCTTTTGACATATAATCAATGTGAGTTGGATCTAGCTCACTGTATCTTTGTAGATCTTTAGCAATTTCTTTTCTTTTCTTGTTAAATGCTTTAAGCGTAATTGTTTTCATTTATTTTGTTTTAGTTATTAATATAATATAAATATAACCAATTATATCTTATACCGGCCATACTTCTCTAATTATTTTAAAAAGTTATTAACAATTTAATTAAGAGAGGACCCGAAGGCCCCCGTTTGTTTTAGTTGTAGTGATACTTTGTTGAAAGCATGTCGCATATTAATTTTGAATCATCTTCATAGTTTTGTTTCCAAGGGAGGTTGGATTGGAGATCTTTATGTTCCCAGTCCCATTTTACATGGTAGTGATCTACATTCTCTATTCTAAATGGTCCTTTTGTTACAATTCCTTCTCTAATTCTTTCATCACCATGTCTGTACTGTATGATACCATCGCCAATTTTGTAATAGTTTTTTCTGTGTTTCATTTTTTCGTTTGTTAAATTGTTATATAATATAATAGTAACAAGACAAACCGATTTCTGAAAGACTTAAGTGAATTATTTTTAAATGACTTGAACTGGAGCCCTGTAAGCTAAGCCTGTATCTTTAGTCTTAGTCATAGGATACGTTTGGTCAGCAAGATATAATTTTTGTATTTCCTCAGCATAGATGTATTCTTTATCATCAACAGTTATAACAGGCCTATAGCAAGCATATCTAATTGTTTTTGTTTTATCTACTGTAGGATTATATAAGTCTCCTGTAATAGAATATTTTACATCGCAATAAATTTGTTCATCAAAACCAATTCTTATAATAGAATCTAAAATAGAATTAATCTGTTTAGGATCCAAAGGACCAACTAAAGTTAAATCTAAGTCATGAGTGTTAATATTGTTTAATATTGTACCATGAGCATACAATTTATAGTTTCCAAAGTTAGTTTCCATGTAAATCCTATCAATAACATGTTGAACTGATGCAAGACCATTTAACTGGTGCCACATTGTATTTTTAAATCTTCCGTAATTTACTTTTCTTATCTGCATAACAACTTTTAGTGATTTTATATTTAATAGTATAAAATATATATTCTCATGACAATCTTAGTACCTGAAACCCAACTCACCCAAACCTTTAGCCTTAACATACCTAATGCAACAGGAACTTGGCTATTTACACTTGTTTCGCAGTACTCTGTACAACCAGTACCGTTAATAAAAGTTTTTGGTAATACATTTAATGCAACAGTAATCTTTACTAATAAAAGATACACAACTTTTTCTGTTACCTTTCCTACTGGGTTTGGCAACGAACATAAGAATGGAATATATAATTGGAATATACAAAGAACGGGTTCTAGTATACAGCCGATCTATAATCCCTACATAGTAGAAGAAGGACTTGTAAAAATAATTACAGATCCAGGTGGAGGATTAGGAATGACTAATTTTGATTCAGGAGTAATTGATGAAAACAGAGTAGCCGATGTCTTTTTTAGACCAAATTATTAATAAAGAAACAATATGAGAAATACACCAGAAGGTTTATATGCAATACAAGGTTCAAACTTTGCAGCAATAAATCCACCTAATGTTCACGAAGTAAGAGGTAAAGATTACATGTTCTATGGAGAAAAGAATCTGTTTCCTCAATCACTAATAGCATTATATGATACCTCAGCTATGCATGCAACATGTATACAGTCAATTGCACAAGGAATCATTGGAGAAGGAATAGAAGTAATAGGAGAAGAATACATTAATGCCAACGGTGAAACAATCGATGAGCTATATGAAAAGATCGCCTTAGACTATACGTTATATCAAGGTTACAGTTTAAATGTAATTTGGAATAAAGAAAGAACAGCAATATCTGAGATTTATCATTTACCATTTGCTAATGTAAGAAGTGGTAAACCAGATGAAGAAGATAAAGTTAATGAATATATGTTTTCCTCTGACTGGGAAAATTTAAGAAAGAACCCTTACCAAACTTATCGATGCTTTGATGCTACAGATAATAAAGGTGACAACGCTAGCCAAGTCTTTTACTTTTATAACTATACACCAGGTAACCAAACATATCCACTTCCTTCATATGTTGCGGCACTAAATGATATCTCTTTAGATGCACAGGTATCGCGATTCCACTCTGCGAATATTAGTAACGGACTTGCGCCTAGCATGTTTGTACAGTTCAGAAATGGAATACCTTCACCTGAAGAACGTAGAGATGTATACAAAGAAATAGAAAAAACATTTACAGGTACAGAAAATGCAGGTAGATTCTTTTTAGCTTTCTCTGAACCAGGCAAAGAATTAGAAGTAACACCTATAGATAGTGCGAATGATGATTATTATTTAACATTAGAAACTAGAATCTCAAGCAGGATTTTAACGGCGCACAGAATTACATCACCACTTCTTTTAGGTATTAAAGATTCGGCAGGTTTCAGTTCAAATGCTGAAGAGATTAAAGTTGCATACGCGCACTTCGAAGGAACTGTTGTAGAACCAAAAAGGAAAAAGATATTAAGTGGGTATGGCTATATGCTAAGACTTGCTGGATATAATGTTGCAATCAAAGTAGAACCTAATAAGTTAACTAACGATGCAGCAATCGAAGACACAGCACCACAAACAAACATAGAATCTTTATAATATGAGCACAGTACTTTTAGTATCCGAACAAAGAATGAAGCAATGGACTAATCTTGATAGTAATATTAGGATTGATATATTGACTCCGTCTATTTTACAAGCACAAGACCTATACATACAAGATACATTAGGTACTCCTTTTTATAATAGATTAAAAGCTGGTGTAGTAGCAAATGACTTAACAGTAAATGAAAAAGCATTCTTAAAAGATTATGTAGGACCATGTTTAATGCAGTATGCGTTATATATGTTAATGCCTGCTTTAAAATATAAATTTGTAGAGAAAGGTATACTTAACGGTGTATCCGAAGAAACTCAACCTACTACTTTAGATGAAATGAAATGGTTACAACAAAATACGTTGAACACTGCTGAGTTTTATAATAAAAGAATGCTAGAGTATTTACAGAATAATCTTACAATGTTTACTCTTTATCAAGATCCAACTGCTAATGATGGTATGAGACCAAATAAAGACAATCCATATTTTGCAGGATTACAAACAAACATACCTTTACGATTAAATAACTTAGACATATATGCGGACTGCAACTGTGATGGGGACTGCGACTGTGGCTAATGCTAACGCCGCTACCCACGATAATATTAAAAGATTAAAAGTTTACCTAAGCAATGAAAAACCTATTAGACAATATCCTAAAAAGATACATAAGTAGAAAGCTAATGGTATTCTTAGTAGCTTCTTTTGCTTTGTTCTCAGAGACTTTAACTTCTGGTGATTGGGTTACTATAGCTGCAGTGTATATCGGAACGCAGGGTGTAATAGATGCAATAGCTAAGTTACGAAACAATAAAACATAATTTTATATTTAATAACATGAATTGTATACAAACTTACGTACAAACACAATCATTAGGAACAATCGTAGCACCAGTAAATGGAAGTTGGATACAAGCCTACGCAGAATATATTGGACTGGTTGCTCCAGTGAATGACTCATGGCTTCAAGCTATATGTAATGAGTTTGGAATACTAGCTCCAGAAAATGGAAGTTGGACAATTGCTTTAGCTACTTATTATGGTATAACAATACCTGATGCAACTTGGTGGTGTGCAATTGCGCAAGCAGCTTATGTTCCGCCAGGAGGAGTACCACCATTTACATGGAACTTAGATACTAGAGAATGGCAATTAGAAACTAGAGTTTGGAACGTAGGATAAAGATTAATAAATAAAACAAACAAATAAAAAATGGCAACATTAACAGGATTACAGATTGATGCGAGTTACCTCGGTCTAATCAAAACAACAGACAACGCCGCATTAACTGGTACAGCGAAAGCTATTACAGATGGAAATGGTGGTGCAACTAATATTACAATGAGTACTACTGCATCTAATTTTGTAAGTGGTACTGTAGATTTTACAGGATCAACAGTAAGTGGTATACCTGGAGCATTAAGAGCAGGATCTTTAGAACCAGGTAACTTTGCAAATAACTTTCAAAATGTAGCAACTCCAGGCGGAACACCTACATCATCAATAGCATATGGTTGGCAATCAATGGCATTTGGTCATGCTGCTAATTCTCAAGGAGCTAGATCAGTAGCGATAGGAATTGATGCAAAAGCAGGTACTAATGCAGATCCAGGTACAGGTGGACAAGTTTCAATAGGTTGGAACCCACAAGCAACAGGTACTCGTGCAATTGGTATCGGTGGAGATAATACAAATATATTAATAGCATCAGGCGATGATTCTATAGCTATGGGTGGTGCTGCGTCAGCAACAACTACTGCATCAATTGCAATAGGTAAAAATGCTGTAGCAAGTGGACTAGGAGCAATTATGATTGGTACTGGAACAGCGGCAGGTCCTGGTTCATTTAATGTTGGTAATGCAAATGTATCAACAGGAGAAAGATCAGTAGCATTAGGTGGATTTCAAAATTCAGCAACAGGAACAGATTGTATTTCGATGGGTGGTTTTGGAACACAAGCAAGAGGATTAAGATCAGCAGCAATAGGTGGACAAGGAAATATTGCTCAAGCAAGTTTCTCTGGTTGTTTTGCAGGAAATGGTCATCAAGCAAATCATGAAGCTTCAGTTACAATTGGTGGTGCAACATTATCTACACAAAAAGTAAATGAAGTAGTAGTACCAAAATTTAGAATATCAACGACAGGAGCTTTAGTTACTGATGTATTTCAAATAGATAACTATTCTTCTTTAGATTTTACAAATGATACAACAGCGGCAGCAGGTGGTGTACCTCTAGGTGGGGTTTATCATAATGGTGGAGCAATGAGAATAAGAGTAGCATAACCCAATATATAAAACAAATAATTAAAAAAAACAAAAATCATGGCATTACAAATTTCAACACCAGTAAAAACAAATTCTGGTATAACATTAGCAACATCTTACGGAAGAGTAACATCTATAGATCCATTATTTGGAACTAGCGTTGAACCTTACCTTTCAGTATACGCATCTAAGGATGACTTTATTAATAACGCTGCAACACTTGTAGCTACTAATATGGCAGGAGTATCAATACTTCCAGGCTTTAACTTTCCTTATAATAGACAAACAGACGGAGTAGACACTCTTATGTTTTGTCATACGCAAATACAAACTGCATTAACTGCAATGGGTATCACTAGTACTATAGAAGGCTTAAACTAATTAAAGTTTAAGAGTATAATACTAAAGGAACACTGGTTTACTTCCCCAGTATAAAAAGGAGTAGCTTTCGTTTGTACCTTTCGTTTGATTGACTTCAGGTATTGATTGATTAGTTTCATTTATATTTTTTCGTGAAAAGGTTCTGCTTCGGCAGGATCTTTTTTGTTTATAGTCCTTTAAAGAGTTTTAAGATCTGAAACAAATTCTAAACTTTTATATATAATTAACAGAACGGCAGGAATGTCACGTCCATGAGTAGCTCGGAATAAGCTAACACGTAGTGGACCAGAAGTTGGGTTTAGGTAATATACTGAATGTCCCCGATAGTTCTAGAAATTGCCTAGGTATAAATTAGTAGGTTGCTCGGGGTATGTAGCAATGTAGGTGTAGTATTAGAAATAATATAACGTACGGTACTAATGAAGTCCTAGGTTAATATCGCAATATAGTAATATATTGTCTACAAGTAAATCTTAAAAGGATTCTTGTATGGGGAATTCTAGTACCTTATGAGTAATACTAATCTGGGATTAAAACTTAAATACCTTTTCTACATTATTAATAAGTACAAAAAATAAAGCAAACAATATAAATATAGAAAAAGGTTTACCTCTAAGCAATCAATTGATGTTGAAAACAACAATTGCAATTCCTTAAAACAATAATACTGTTTCTCTATATAATAATAAATACTCTGTAGAATAGTTGAAATAGTTTTGGCTATAAGAGTGTAAACTAATTAACATGAAATATACTAAAAGAAAAACAAGGGACAACATTACTTATAGATTTTATACAGGTAAAGGTGATCAGCATTTAACATTTACTAAAGTAGGTAATCTAATTGAAGGCGATACTTATACAAGAGCATGGACATGGAAGAATAGAAAGGCATATGAGGATATCTTACATCAAATACTATCAGATATATAAACTATAACAAAAACAACAAAAGATGACTCAGAACCATATAGATACCTTCGATGAAGACATAATGCATTTGTGGATACCAGAATTTGCTAAAGAAGGAACCGATGGTGAAAAACTTTGGTTAACATTCTGTTTTGCTTTATCTCAAATAGGTGGACCACAAACAAGATATGAATTCTATTCTAAAGATATGAATAGAGTACTAGGAACTAATTGGAGTTCTTCAGAGCTTTGTAATATTCTAAACAGAAAATATGGTAAGTATATTAAATTTACTACTATTGATGCAAGGATTAGTTATATGTGGTGGATAGAAACAGATTTTGAATGGTCTGAGTGGTTTGTAACAAAACCTTTAACTCAAAGAATATGGATTCATTTGTTTAATCAATTTTGGGGTAGGACTGGTTTTAAATCAAGTATCTTTGATAGATCTACTGAACCGTTGTCTACATGGGCACGTTCTTGGTCAGATGCTGGTCATGGTACATTTAAACATAACTGTACAATTAGAAAGGTTGATCATTTACTTAAAGGACAAGATTGGCATCCTAATTATTTGAGTCCTAAGTTAGGTGGTACTTATAACTCACCAGGTGGCCGCCAAGCAAAATATATCTAATATGGATGAGAAAAAGTATTTAGAATTAAATGCTAAAGAAAAACTTGCTATTCGTAATGAATTACTTACTGAGTATTTAATAGAAGGTATTCATATGGAAGATGCATTAAAAGCAGACCTTGAGTTTTTTGTTGAGGTTGAAAATTATGAGGCGGCAGCAATGTTCAGAGACCTCCTTAAAGACTTGTATGAAATTGACAAAATGGCTAAGCGTAAAATATAAAGATATCATGTTAATGTCTAAGAAGATAACTAAATCTAGTTTAGAGTCTGAAGATGTTGCTCATTATTGTATTACAGAGTTTGCTCATAGAGAAGATGCACAAGCTTTAATTAATCGTAATGAAGGTATGAAGTTCTTAAGTGGAATGATATGGAGATCTTTCCATTCCTCTACGTCTCCTTACCATACAATATACAGACAGAAAGGTAGAGTCTTTGGTATATCTCAACATAAACAAATAGAAGATGTAGAATCAGTTGAATATGATTACGATAAAGATATCGCTATAGAAGGTATACAAGGTGTAATAGAAGACATGAAAGGTGGCACGATTGAGTTGTGGTATAGAGCTACACTATTTGAGATGTGGGTTAACCAACCAAACTACTCAGAACTCTCAAGACAAACAGGAATTCCAAGAACATCAATCTCTAATGCTGTTGAGGAAGCTAGAAAATATATTCAACACCAATTAAAAATAAACAACATAACATATGAATGAAATAATATACATCATAGGATTTGCATGCATGGGTAATCTAATAGTAGACTTCATTGCAAACTTTAAACCATTAAATAGATTAAGCAAGATTAAACCATTCAATTGTGAAATGTGTTTTACCTTTTGGTTATCAATTACTTTTATGCTTATAAGCTTTGGTCTTACAGGTATATTGTTAGCAGCTATCTCAGCGGTAGTTTCAAATTTCATCTATAAATATATTTAATAACATGACAGACGTACAACAGGCTTTTCTAAAAGAAAACAAAAATAGAATGACTAAGTCTCAGAAGTATACTCCTGAAGAGCTTGTAATGATCTATCAAATTTATAATAGTATAACTGGTGAAAACAAAAAAGGTAACTCATGTGGTCGCTGTTTACAAAATACTATAAACGTAATCTTAAATAATTATAAACAATATGATAACTAAAGTAATAACAATAGAAGGTGTAGACTATACAGTAAGTAGTTCTACTAACCTAGGTATACAAGATGCAGAGATTCAATTAAAGAACTCTCTTGGTATAAATCAAAAGGCAATGAAAAAAGCTAAAAAGAAAAATAAAAATACAGATGGGATTTAAAAAAGGCGACCCTAATATAAATAGGACAGGAAGAATAGGACCTAATCATTCGACGAAACAAATCAAAGAAGCATTCTCAATTCTATTAGATGCTAACTTAGATAACATGTCAATATGGTTGGCTCAAGTTGCTGCTGATAATCCAGAGAAAGCAATGGACTTAATGATTAAATTATCAGAAAGGTTTGTACCTAAGCTTTCGCAACAACAACTAACAGACGGAGAAGGATCAGATCTATTTAAAAACATATCATTTAAATTCGGAGAACCTGAACAAGATAAACCTGAATAAATGTTTATAGGGTTTACACCACATACAGCACAGAACCTTATAATAGAATCTATATTAAAAGGTACTGAGAAATTCCATATAGCAGCTATCGGTAGACAGTTTGGTAAATCGCTATTAGGAATGAACTTAGCTTTATACTGGGGTATTAATAATGGACCCTGTAAAATATTATGGGTATCTCCTGTGTACTCACAATCGAACAAAGTTCATAAAGAAATCGTTGCAGCAGTGCAAGACTCTGGTTTAATCAAGGCTAATAACTTTGGTGATAATACTTTGACTCTAAAGAATGGTACAGAGATTCTATTTAGATCAGCAGAACGTTATGATAACATTCGTGGTTTAACTTGTGACTATGGAATTATAGATGAGGCAGCCTTTATGCGTAATGAAGCATGGGCAGAAGCTATTAGGCCAGTCTTTGCAGTCCGAGGTAAAAAGATTTTATTTATAAGTACTCCTAAATCTAAAAATTGGTTCTATGACATGTTCCAATTAGGTCTCAACCAAGATCATCCCCGTTATAAATCATACACAGGTTCTTCATACGATACTCCTTACATAGATCCTGAGGAAATCAGTGATGCTCAAAAAACACTACCTAAATCAATATTTCAGCAAGAGTACTTAGCAACCTTTATTGATAATGGAGGTGAAGTGTTCTCAAACATAAATGAAAATACCTTTAATAGATATCCACAACAATCAGGACAAGTTTATTGTGGAATAGATTTAGGTCGTGCAGATGATTATACTGTTGCAACCTTTATAGATAAATCAGGTAAGGTATTAGAAATCTACCGTAATAATAAACAACAATGGTCTACGATGGTATCCGAGATGTTAGTACTTATCAGAAAGTGGAACGCTACAGTAATGATAGAAGTTAACTCAATCGGAGATGTCATATACGAACAAGTAAAAAAGCAATGGCAGAACACTCATCCTTTTGTTACAACTGGTAAATCTAAACCTGAGATAATCGAAGGACTGATACTTGACTTCTCTGAGAG